GTACATAGAACCTGGCGCACATCAATGTAAGATTACAGGTCTTACTACATCTGATAATTTAGAAAACTATAATGGGTCTCCATTTATACAGTATACTGTTAAAAGTAACAGCGGTAAAATAGGTAGATGTAGATTCTGGGTAGTAAAAGAATCAGACAAACAATCTACCAGAGAATGGAAGACTAAACAAATAAAAGATTTTCTTATTAACGCAGGGGTTAAAGACTTCAGTGATGATAGTCAAGCAATGAATGATGCTATACATAAAGACATTATGATTGCTTTCATATCAGAAGAATATATAGGTGTTAATAAAGAAACAGAAGAACCTGTAATAAGAACAGCTGTCAAATACAGATGGTCATCTAAAGTAGGTGGTAAATGCACTTATAACGAAGACATGAATAAAACTTTGTCAAATGAAGAAATGGCTGAATTTAGTAGTAAGCACGCTTCATGGGGTGCAGCTAAAGCAGTGGCGCAAGATGCTGCCAATGATGATGATATGCCGTTCTAAACGACATAATATTTTTTTACTATATTTGCCAGATGTGTGCAATTTTCATACCAGAGAATGTACCATCTAGCAAAAATGGTAAAAGGTGGACAGGAAAATATTTAATTCATTCTAAAACAGTTATGAATTATATAAAAAAAACAAAACAAGATTGGATCAATAACAAAGAAAAGTTTAAAGAACTAACAAAGGACAAGGAAATGCCATACAAAATAGAGTTTACATTTATACGTAATAGTAGAAGAAAGTTTGATTACATTAATCCCTGCCAAACAGTTCAAGATCTTATGGTTACATATGATTACATAGATGATGATAATTGTGATTGTATAATACCTAGCTTTGGAAAGTACGAATACGACAAAAATAATTCAGGAGTTAAAATTAAAATATTATGAAAGGCAACGAGGCTTTAAAAGATTATTTTGAAGAATACTGTAAAAAAGTAGATATGACTTTAGAACAATTATATTCTAAATCTAGAAAAAGAGATTTAGTAGAAAAAAGAATGGTTCTAATGTATGCGTTAAGAAAATCAGTAGGAATGACATTACATAAAGTAGCTGAGTCTTTAGATAAAAACCACGCAACTGTAATACATGCTGTAAAAAGCATAGAAGATTTTATTAAGATTTATCCTCACATACAAAGGTATTATGATATAGCAGACGAATGTCTAATAAATCATAAACCAAATTTAATAGAATTTTACAGGTCACCTATTTTTACAGAAATAGAAAGAAATAGAGCTCTAGTAGATATATTAATAGACAACAATGATAAACTAAAATCAAAAATTAAAAAATTAAAAAAAGAATTAGATGGCAATGAAAAGTAAAAAAGAAAAAATTAAAATAATGGGTAAACAATACAAAGTAGAAAAACCTATATCAGACACAATGAAAGCAATGTCAGAGGCTTTAAGATCACATGAGGTTGCTTTGTTAACTTGGGTGCATAAAGATTATGCTGGAAACAAAAGATTTACACAAGAAGATGTAAATGGTTTTAGAGACAGCTTAAATGAATATTGCATGCAAATACCAGAGGCAGAAAATATTTTAAAAAGAATGGAAGAGTTAGATGCACAAGTAGAGGAAGATATCAAAAACAAAGAAAAGAAAGAAAAAGAAGATCAAAACAAACAAGAGAAAGATTCGGGAGCAAAGGAATAATTTACTACTTTTGTAGAACTTTCTTGTCCATGTTCGCATGGTTTTTGTTTTGATTGCATTGGGGCCCTACTTCGGTAGGGTCTTAATGTCTCATAATAAAAAATAATGAAAATAATAAATAATCACGAACTTACACACGACAGCTATTACATTGATACAGAGTACGTAACAAATAGTATGCTGAATAATTTGACAGGCAAATCACCTGAATACTTTAAGCATGTAATGGAAAATCCATTACCAACAACTTCTGCTATGAAATTTGGTTCTGCTTTACATATGCAGGTTTTACAACCTGAAGAATACGATAAAAATTATGTTGTAATGCCAAAATTTGACAAAAGAACCAAGAAAGGTAAAGAAGATTTTGAGGCATTTACTAACAAACATATGTTTAAAACTGTATTATCTCAAGAAGATCATGATACTATACAAGAGATAACAAGCAAATTATCTAAAGATAAAGATGCTGTACAGTTGTTGTCAAATGGTTTAAAAGAGCACATAGTTGTTTGGCACAATGAAGAATATAATGTAAATTGCAAAGGTATGTTAGACGTGTATAATAAACAAAACAATATTATAGTAGACTTAAAAACTACTAAAGACACGTCATATTACGGATTTGCTAATTCTATCAAAAAGTTTAATTATCACAAACAAGCAGCTTTTTATATGGATGCAGTTAAGGCAGACGAATATTATATTGTAGCTGTAGAAAAAACTAAACCATACAGTATTAGTATTGTGCAGTTAGGTGAGGATCTTATTGATAGAGGTAGAGAGCTTTATAATAGAGATTTAGAAATATATAAATATTGCTTAGATAATAATTACTGGCCTGGTAGAGGCTTTGATTATCTAGACAAAAAATCAGAACGAACTATTCACATAATGACAGAAGATATATTATGAAACATTCAGTAGTATTTGAGGGTGGGATTGACAAGGTTAGCACCCTAGCTGACGGGAGCCTGCGTATTTACGTAGGTACTCCTGAGTTAGCACAAGAGACTATGGTTAATCTTTTTAGATTAATTAGAAAACCTGGTTACGTATTAATATCAGCTAATCATATTAATCAAGATCAGATAGATGCGGTAGAAAAAGTTACTAGCAACTCAGAGTTTAATGAAAAAACACCAAGCCAAAGAATGAGAGGTGTACTTTATAAATTATGGGAAAAAACACAACCTAAAACCTTAAATGGTGATACAGGTGAAATGGAGTATGTAGAGTTTGACTTGTTCTACAAACGACAAATGAATAAAATTATTGATCACTTTAAAACTAAATTAGACTAATGACTAAACATAATGAGCATTATTACGAAGTAGGCAGAAATGGATGGGTTGCCGAAACTACAGGAGACGAAAGGATACCTTCTTATTATATAGGTAAACATTATAGATACGAAGCGCGTAAAGTTGTAGAAGACTTTGATCTTTCTTATAATTGTGGCACAGCAGTTACGTATCTTTTGCGTGCAAAACGTAAACACAAATCTCCAGTAGATTGTATAAAAAAAGCAATAGCTCATTTAGAATTTGAATTAGAAAAATTAGAAAAATGGAAAAAATAGTTATATTTATTATTATATTTACAATGATTATGATTTTAATTAGCACGTATAGAGATGTTAAAAAAGATCAAAATAAAGAATTAATTAAAAACATGAATGTTTATGCCGAAAAAGAGAAAATTAAACAGCAAAAATCCGAAGTATTGGGACAAAAGCAGAAAACAAGAAAAGGTGGAAAAAAGAAGAGAACTCGCCTGTACCACATCTAAAGGCATAAAAGTATATAAAGTTTGGTATGAGTAAATTATTATTACCCTTAGCAGGGATAGCGATTACATTAATATTTGGAATTATCATAGGAATGGTAATTACATTTTTATTAATGAAAAAAGAAAACAAAACATTGTCTGAAGAGGTTGATAAATTTAGAGACCTGTATTTTTGCGAATTAGATAAATGGAAAAACAAATACGTGGACGATGATTACGAACCATATTAAAATTAGTTATGATACAAATGATAAACAATAAGGTTTTAATTAACCCTGATGATATAAAAGAAACAACAGACTCAGGTATAATTATTACAAATCAAGAGGTAGAGCTGCAAAACAAAGGTATTGTAGCGTCTGTAGGAAATAAAGTAAAAGAATTAAAAAAAGGAGATTATGTTGTTTATCAGCCTAGACACGCTATGCGCATAACTCATAAAGAAAAAGATTACTTAATATTTCCAGAGTCTAGCATACTTGCTAAAATAGAGCAAGATTCTATATAGAAACATTATAATTTAATATACCTTGCAGACCATTGTTTCTGCTGTATATAAAAGCTTGTGCTTTTTTAATGTTACCTATAAACCCTTTACTATCGTGCCAATAATCTGTAGCAGACATAGATGATAAATTTCTAACGGTTATACCGTTAAGTTCTTCTATTGCTTGTAGCTTTGTAGCCTTATTGGTATGGTAGTGACCTCTATGTACCTCAACGTACACAGTGTTACTCCATAAATTTTTAAACCTTTGCGCTATAATGCCTGGTAAATCATTGGTCTTTGGCCCGTCACCATGATCAGATATAATAAGGTTGTTGCCATAAGGCAGTGCCTTCATTAAACAATCACTGTTGTCAACTTTTACATTTTTATTGTTTTCATAATACAGTTCTAACGTATCTCCTAAATGCATAACAGATTCTCTGTCATGGTTGCCAGGAATGACCATAACATGTACGTCTGCAATTTCAGATAATATATCTATAGCTTTTATCATTAATTTTCTTGCAAACCTATACATGTCTATATGATAAGCACTGTTAAACTGTGGCGTACCTTTGGTTGTAGATGGTATAGGCCAATCACCGTCAGAGTTTAATAAGTCTTGTCCTACGATAAAAAGAATCTTATCTAAGTAATACCCCTGCGCCCTATATAATAAGTGATCTATGGCGCTTAAAAGACGTTTTTCAGCTATATCCATACTATATTCATCACCCTTTATACCTATTTTTCCTAAATGCAAGTCAAAAGCAGATATTTCTAATAAATGTAAATCTTTTCTGTCTTTAGGTCTTTCTCTTTTTATTTTTGAAACATTAGGAGAAAGATTACGTAAGTCTTCTATAAGCTCCTGCTTTATCTTTTTTATATTAAGATCTGGTTTTATTTTTTTTAACCAAGCTTTCGTTCTATACATAGTAACTGTTACTGGGTTACGATCATTATCAAAACCTGTTACTTCATAAGTTCCTATATCGTATTTATCTACATCCCACAAATCTAAATCTACCTCACATGCAGCTAATAAATCTTCTAGTGATTTTACTCTTGTACAATTTTCTGCTGTTAATATAGCGTTAGATTTTGTTTCTTGAAAGTTAATTACTTCTTTTTCTTTTGGTTCCACGTCTGGATTTTGAGCTCTTAATCTTCTTGCTACCAATCTAATCTGCTCATAATTAGTTCCAAATTTTTTTGCTGTATCAGCGTATTTACTACGCATTAGGTTAGGATTTTTTAGTAAATATTCCCGTATTTCATCGTTTAATGACATGTTAATTTTTTTTAATTATCTTCAACACCATAGCCGTGTTGACTTATTAGTGTTAAATTTACGGGAACAAGCTTTCGTTTTGAACGACTTCCTACTAATTTATTAACAAGCTTATTAACAATTCTTTTGTTAGTGAATATAGATCCTTTGTTGTAGCCCTTAACTACTTGATCGTTTAATGTGTATATTTTATTTTTATTGTCTTTAAAAGTCCAATTGCTTAACCATATAGGCACTTTAAATACTTCATTAGCCTCACTCACTACTATATCCTATTGTTATGCTTGGATCAGTGGTAGAAGAAACTGCATATAAATATATTGTTTTATTCAAACCTTCAAATATATGATTTACGGCATCTCCTAAAGACGCGGTTGAATAAGTAGTAAAAGATTCTGAAAACAAACTATATAAAGTTATGCCTTTATGAGCTGTAATAACACCAGAAGAAACAGTAAAAGTTCCTTCTTGCTGATTGCTTACAGACCAATACAAGCTTATAACTGGACTAGCAGATCCAGAATTATTATTTATAACAATATTTTTTATTTTATCTCCTGGAGTTAATGCCAAAATTTGATACACTGTATTTGCAGCTGTAAAATTAAAACCTTTTATTTGAGATGTGTTTTCTGCAGTACGCCCTATAACTGTTTCATTTTTATTTGCAGCCGCAGTCCTATAAGAATTTTTTTCTAATTCTCTTTTTTGCAAGGCATTTATACCTGTGGGAGTAGGTGTAGTTTTAGCTTTATTTATATCTCTTTGAGACATTGGTAAAACTACTAAATTTTTTCCTGTATCTTTTTTAAATTTATCTAAAAATTCTTGACCTTTTG